AGCCCACAAACCACCCGACCACAAACTACCCGCCCGCAAACCACCAGCCCGCAAACTACCCGCCCGCAAACCACCAGCCCGCAAACCACCAGCCCGCAAACCACCAGCCCGCAAACTACCCGACCACAAACTACCCGACCACAAACTACCCGACCACAAACTACTACCTATCAGCCTCCAATAATTACAAATCCGAGTAATAATATATTTGTTTCTGATGAAGAAAAAGCAAGTTGGCGTAAAGCGGTTCAATTAGATGGTAATGAAGAATCTCTAGCATCAACATCAAATATAGTAGTGCAAAATGATATAACACAATTAGATAGCACCCTATATAATCAGGGAAACTCGAATAGTAGTATTAAACCAATGAATTATGATACACTAGGTGATTATGCTACTATAGATAATCTAGGGAAATCGCTAACAGATACATTAGGTGGTATTAATTCAAATTTAGGATATACACTTTTACAAGAACAATTAGGAACATTTAAACCTAATTATAATAATCCTAATGCATATGATAATACCCAATCTTATAAAACTGGAATGAATCCTGATAATATTGACGGTGTAACAACTAATGGTGTAGGAAAAAACTATCAATTAGTAGGTAAAAATGGAACACCTATTATAATGCAAAAAGATTTTGCAGGTGTTGCCAATATTTTTGCACCAAATATATACATATCTAATCCTCCATTAAATAGTGATGGCTATCCAGATATATCTTATTCTGTCTAAACAAAATATCTAATAGATTATTAATAATTTCTAATAATTTCTAATAATTTCTAATAATTTCTAACAGTATTACAAAAGAAAGTATTCTAGAATGAATAATAGTAATAGCAGTAATCATACCATCCGAAAACAGACATATACATCGACTACAGTTTTTATAATCATCGGGGTATTAGCATTTGTCGGCTTATGTATTTATTTATATAATTCCTATAAAGCATTTAAAGCCAAATTATTAGTTACAAATGCCACTGTAGCATATACTACTTGCCCTGATTATTGGGATTCCATAGGTAAAGGACAATGTCAAAATAGTAATTCATTAGGAAGTTGTAGCACTACACCAGGTGCAAATATTATGGATTTTAGTGGAACTATTTTCACTAATAATAATACTGGCAATTATGCAAAATGTAAATGGGCTAAAGCTTGTAATGTTGCGTGGAGTAATATTGATCGGCTCTGCTAGATAGGTATTTATCCACATTCCATCCGCGTAACTGGGGGAAAATGTTTTTTCTGTATTTTTGTAATTTCGCCTACAATTGGGACAATGTTTTTCCCGTAGTTGTGATAATTTTATCATTTTAATAGCAAAAAAACCCCCTAATGGTGTGGAATTGTTTTGCAAAATGCATTTTTCCGTGTTTTTTAATTTTCTATACAATAAAATAAAAGTTATTCCGTCTGCTAGAATAATTTCATCTATCACATTAATGTATTAGCAAGAATTCAGGACAAAATATATAAAATAGTATAAAATTGAAATTACATAAGATAAATTAGATAAATTACAAAGAATAGTATTAGTATGGATGCTATTGATGATATTGCTGATATTCTGAATCCCAAAGAATTATTTACGGATAGCAAAATTGAAGAAGATGACCAAACAATAATGGATCAGATTGACGCATTGCTAGATACGCAATTTCCCGATAATTTTCCGAAAGATTATATACTAAAAATATTGTCTGAACAACTACTTGATAGTGCATCTAGAAACTCTAGACACATCAATTTGCCGTAATATTCCAAAAATGAATTAATGTTTGTTGATTTTGATTGATTTTTATTTTGTTTATTTATTTTGTTTATTTATTTTTTAATTATAAATATTTAGACATATAGAAGAAAACCTTTGTAAAACACACAAAACTTATTTATTAAGAATAAAAAATTGAAATAAAAAAATATAAAAGATAGATTATAAATATAAATATAAAAAGTAAGTAATAAAAAACTATGCTAAAGACTGAGGTACATTGTTTAATTGATTCATATAAGCTTAATGGTAGTAATTTGGAACAAAAACATAATGTTTTATCTCAGGCTAGTATGCAATGTAAGTCTGGTAAGTGGTTAGTGCCTGAAGATAAGTATAATTCATTTTTAAATAAGATTACTGATGTATTAACACGTAATTCAAAATCGGAATTACATTTTCTAGAAGTACCTAATGAACAACATAATATGATAAAAGTAGATATTGATTTAAGATTCAGGGCTACCGAAGAAGAACTTAAGCAAAAAGCCAATTTAACCCGCCGTTATAATGATGACCTAATTAATTTAATTATTAATATTTTGGCACTTCACCTAAATGAATTAGTTCAAACGCCAGATGAATATAAGATTTACGTTCAGGAAAAGCAAAGCCCTCGTATTGCTCATCAAGAAAAAACCATTAAAGACGGCATTCATATTATTATTCCTGATTTAGTCCTTTCTAATCAAGCCCTTTATTATTTACGTGAACAAATAATAGATAATGAAGATTTACAGGAACAAATGCGAGAAATCGGTAATATATCCGAACTTTCTGATGTAATTGACAAGCGTATTATTTACCCTAATGCATGGTATATATATGGCTGTGGAAAACCTGATGATAAAGGTGATGTTTATAAGGTTACTAAAACTTATAAGATAGTTAAGGAAAAAGCAAAGGAAAAACCCACCAAGAATAATAGTTCGAATACAAGTTCAAAGAATAATTCAAAGGCAGATGATGTAGATGAAATAGATGATTATTCTATTAAAATAGTTCAATCTGGCAAGAATACTTTAAAAGATTGGATACACCTTTTTTCAAACTTTGGGAAAAAGCCTAATGTTGAATATCTAATTGAGTTTGATGAAGAAGAAAAATATAATAATGATAAAAATTCTAAATATCAAGGTAAAGAAAGTGAAGCCCTATTTCGGGAATACGTTCAAGACCAAAACAATTTTCGTCGTGCTTCCACTTTAACCCAAGAAGAAATTAAACCTTACTTAGATTGTCTTAAAAAAAAGCGCGCCGATGATTATGAAGATTGGTGTAAAGTTGGTCTGAGTTTATTCAATATGGATCATCGTAATTATGAATTATGGAAAACTTGGAGCAAACAATCACCAAAATATGATGAAGGTGCCTGCAGAAAAAAATGGTATAATGAATTTCCTAAAGCGGGTAAGTATAATATGGGTTTTAATAAGATTAAGGAAATTGCCAGGCAAGATAATATTGAGAAATTCCGGCAAATTATTAATATTAATAAGAAGAATTTCTTCCGTAGATGGATACACGCCCATATTGAAGAAAAAGATGTGCACGGTAAAAATGTAAGTATCAGCACCATTACCAAATTTATTTACAGTTATATAATGGATTATGCCAGTTTTAATATTGCTTGTGCCTTACCAGGTGCCAGTCAATCTTGTGTGTATTATAAATTCGATAAACATAAGTGGACTAAAGATGAAGGTGCCAACAAAGTATATATGTTGCTTTCTGAAACAGTTAAGAATGAACTAACAGCAATTCACTTAGAACTTAAAGATAAAATGATTGCAATGCAACGTTCCGAACACGAACAGAATCGTAGCCGTCATCGTGGCAATACTGATGACGAAGAAAGCGTTGCATCCTATCAGCGTTATATTGTAGATGACCGCGAAGAAGTAGCAAATCCCGAACAATTGTCTGCGGATTTAAAAGATAAGATGTACACCAAACAACAAAGTGAAAAGTGTGCGGAACTTATTCAATTCCTATCAAAACCTGCTAATAAGAAAACAGTAATTGAAGATTTAAGTCAAAAATGTTATGATGAGGAATTTTATAAGAAATTAGATGATAATACGGATATATTTGTTTGTACTAATGGTGTATTGGATATGGAAACCTGTATTTTTCGCGATGGACAACCTAGTGATATGATGACTATGAGTAGCAATGTGGAATTTCCCAAAAATATTGAATCGGTGGAAGCCCAAGAAATTATGTGTGCCATTCAAGATTGGCTAGATAAAATATTTCCAGATGATAATGTTCAAGCCTATGTTCTTAATACATTTGCCTGCAAGTTATCTGGAAAACTATTTGGTGAAAAATTCCATATCTTTACCGGTTCGGGTGCCAATGGTAAATCCCAATTCTTTAAAATGATAAAGGAAATATTCGGCGACTATTATCAACAATCAGATAACACACTGCTAAATACACCTAAACGGGATGCAAACGCGGCAAGTCCTGCAATTGCACAATTGAAGTCGAAACATGTTTGTGTAATGACTGAACCAAAGAACAACCAGCCATTTGAAAGTGATAAGGTAAAGGAATTAGTGAGTGGCGACCCGATGACCTGCCGTCATTTGAATAAAGACCCCATTCAATTTGTGCCAATGTATGCGATGTTTTTACAGTGTAATGATATTCCTAAGAATGAAACTACAGATGATGGTTTTTGGCGGAAAATATTTATTGTGCCGTGTGAAGCCAAATTCATTACTAATGAAGACCATATTTATAAGTTAGAAGACCCGGTGAAATACCCTAATCATTTCCGAGGACAAGACCAATCCCATTTGTATAAACAATGGGCACCATATTTCCTATATTTGCTATTTGAAAGATATAAGGAATTGAAGGCTTGTAAGTTTAATTACCCAGTGCCAGATAAGATGAAGGTTGCCACTAAAGAATATCAAGAGGAAGCCAATATTTATGGTGACTTCTTTAAACAAAAGATTGAAGAGGCACCTGGCTATAAAGTAGATTCCGGAACTCTATATACTGAATTCCAGCAATTTATTGCCCGGGACTTTAAGACTAATAAAGGAACCTTCTTGAAACAAATGGAACGGATTATTGGCAAACCCAAGGGGAAGAATAAAGAATATTATGGGTTTCGAATTGTTGGGACTTCTGGCGAAGAAATTGAAGAAGTGGATGCAAACGCAACAAATGCAAATGCAAATGCAAATACTGTTATAAATATGGATGATTAATTTACTCATTTTAATATAGTTTTGAATTTTTTTTCTTGTATTTTTTATTATTTTATTTTCTTGTATTTTTTCTTGTATTTTTTATTATTTTATTTTCTTGTTTTTTTCTTTCTAGCATAGTAAAAGTTTTTATGAAGATGTAAAATATTTAGGTATGCTAGAAAGAAAATAACAAGAAAAAAGTAAAATAAGAGAACTTTATAAAAAATATTATAAAAACATAATAAAAGTTATAATGCGTTTCAATTAAAAATAATATCTAAATATAACATAAATAAAGTTTATATATAA